GGATAATGATCCTAGCGTTCTATTGCGTCGTGTTTACGATGCTCTTTATGGCACCCTTGAGGGTCCTAGCATTGCTGCTGCTGTCCTTATTATTGCTAAGTATCAGTATCAGATCGCATTTGTTGCCGATCAAGAAATCAACCTTTTGGCAGCCCTAACTGAAATCATGGTCGAATGTAATTTCAAATGAGATTGATTCTTCCCTATCCCAAAAATAAAAAAGAACGTCAGTTGTGTATTGATATTCATCTTAAACACAAAAAAGAAGGAAAATTAATTCCTCATTTTTTGAAAGAGGGTAACATATGCTATCTTGATAAAAAAGAAGAATATGAGGATGGCAGCATTCGATATGCTTTTAGAAATATCAACAGCAAGTTTGCTAATGGTGCTGCTAGAAGAGCTTGGAAGTTAGGACAAACACCCCAGTTAAATCATTATATTGCAGTGTTTGGGAACGAGTTAGGTAAGATGGTTTTTAAAGATGAGCAACTGAAGATTAGACAAATATATAAAAAAACACCATCTGCTACACATGATGTGGATCACGTTCATAGTTTAGCTTCTGGTGGACTCCATCATTCAGCAAATTTAATTTCACTTGAACGACGTACTAATATTTCTGAAGGAGCAAGGATTCTTTCTGAAGAAATAAAAGAAAAACTTCAGTTGTATGATGATATAATTACTCATATATCAGTTCATCGTGTTAAACCTAGTGATGATGTTATTAGAAAAATTATTTCTGGAGTGTAATCTTAAATGACAGACATTAACAAAGAAAGAATTAAATCAGCACCAGTTTCTCCAATTGATTATGGAATGTATCAAATGGAGAAACAAGTACTTGATGAACTTAAAATATATTGTGAAGAACTTTTTGTAGATCCTTTGCGTTCTAAGCAAAAGTATAATAACAAGACACCTTCACATATTGAACATCAATATGCTGCAAACAAAGAAATTACTAGTATTGTAGTTTCTTGTGCAAAACAACTGGCAGAAAATATCTACCAAAAACTCCCAGACTATTTAATGTGGGCACCTACCCCATTATGGGTCAGTTATCAGAAAAAACACGAATTCATTCCACCAACAGAAATGTTTGGAAACGATCTGGGATTTTTCTGTATTGTAAAAGTTCCTTTTGATATTGAAGAGGAAATGTCACTTCCTCATGTAAAAGAGTCAACTAATCCATCTGCTGGAAAACATACTCTTTACTATACTAATCCTCTTGGCAAGACATCTCACAGAGAGTTTGTGTTTACCCAAGCAGATGAAGGTGTATTAGTTCTTTATCCTTCTAGTCTTTTGTATACCTTAAACCCATTTTATACATCTGACGACCATCATATTATTATTCAAGGATCTCTTGTAGTTACTGAAAGACCAAAAGCAGAATGACAAAACACCCATTGAAAACACCCCTTCGTTATCCTGGTGGAAAGTCTAAGGCAATCACTACACTCTCACAGTGGTTGCCTTCTGACCTGAAGCATTATCGTGAACCCTTTATTGGTGGTGGTTCAATGGCAATCTACGTTGCCCAGGCATATCCCAGTGCCGATGTGTGGATTAACGACCTCTACGTGCCTCTGTACAACTTCTGGGTACAGTTGAGGGACAATGGTGAGGAACTGTCTGAAACCATCTACAAGATCAAGGAGAGCATTGCTAACGACGATGACGCACACAAGAAACTCTTTACTGAGTGTGCCGAGTCTATTGATTCTCAGACTGGTTTGGATCAAGCAGTTAGTTTCTTCATCATGAACAAGTGCTCCTACTCTGGTCTAACCCAGAATAGCACTTTCTCTCCCACTGCCTCTCGTTCTAACTTTTCTCTGGTGGGTGCCGAGAAACTGAAGAAGTTCTCCAACCTCATCAAGAACTGGAAGATTACCAATATCGATTACTCCAATCTTCTTGGTGGTGAGGATGATGATACTTTCATCTTCTTGGATCCTCCTTACGATATCAAAGACTTCCTGTATGGAAAGAACCGTGAGATGCACAAGTCATTTGACCATGAACGGTTCGCAGAAGAAGTCTACAAGATCAAGAACAAGTTCATGATTACCTACAATGTCAATGAACGACTTGTAGAACTATATAAGGACTATAAGTTGCGTGAGTTCGATCTGCGTTACTCTATGGTTCATCGTGGTGACAAGGGAACCAAAGATAACGTCAAGAAAGAACTTCTGGTAACTAACTATTCCATCGAAAATAATCTAGAAGACTTCTTCACATGACCAAGAGAAAGACCCTCTGGAGATGGTGGGCAAAGGCAATCGGAGAAAAGGCAAGTAAAGATGACAAAGAATCAGATGTCGTTGCTAGTGTACGGACTTTTATATTTTTCACTTATCTCATCACTAATATATTCATTGTTGCAGGAGTAATCAGGCATTGGAATGACGGAACTGAAAGACTGGTTGAAATCGATCAACGAAACAAAAGAGAGTATTTTGGAGGAGGATCCTACAGCAAAGTACCCCTCGTTTATTGTGAACAAGTGCCTTTCGGGTACGATTGACTCATTGATGTTTGCTAATGAGATGAATAAGAACCACTCATTAGATCCAAAACTCCAATATGATTTTCTTCTAAATAGTTTGCGTAAAAAGAAAAGATTCTCTCCCTGGCTTCGCAAGGAGAAAGTGAAAGATCTTGATGCTGTTAAATCTTATTATGGTTATAGTAATGAGAAGGCACAGCAAGCACTTAAAATTCTAAACAAAGAACAACTTGAATACATCAAGTCTAAGCTTGATACTGGAGGAATGAAATGAGCGTCGTGCAAGAACCTGAAGTGAAATGGGATCCCAGCCAAATGGTTGAGGTTGTCCTATCTGAACCTGATGATTTTCTTAAGGTTCGTGAGACACTAACTCGTATTGGTGTTGCTTCTCGCAAGGAAAAGAAACTCTACCAATCGTGCCACATCCTTCATAAGCAAGGAAAGTATTACATTGTCCACTTCAAAGAACTCTTTGCCCTTGATGGTAAGAGAGCAAACCTGACTGTGAATGATGTTCAACGTCGCAACCGTATTGTTCAACTGCTTGCTGATTGGGGTCTGATTGAGATCGTCGATGTCAGTAAGATCACTGATATCGCACCCCTGAATCAAATCAAAGTCTTGTCCTTTAAGGATAAGGGTGATTGGATTCTCGAAACGAAATATAACATTGGTCGTAAAAAGACCGAAGTAACCGAATAAATAGAACGTCACCTTTCGTGCGTGACACGCTACATACGGAATATACGCTACCAAAGAGGGGTCATTGCGATCCCTCTTTTTATGTGCTATAATAGGTTTTCCAAAACCAATCTCAATGTCTGCTCTTGACAACCTGAAGACTCGTCTCCAAAATTACGATGTGTCTCAGTTTGATTATGATTCTCTACTAGATCTTTCCGAGAATCGTGGTGTATTTCTTGGGAGTCGTATTGCCCAATTAATTGGAGACTATATTGAAGAGGTTATTCCTGAGTGGGATCCCGATCCTGAAGCAAAACATCTTGGAGTTGGATTCAAGACTGATTGGGAAAACTCTAAGATTGTTGTAGAACAGAAAAAGAATCCTGCAACCGATAACGCTTCTTCCAAAAAAGCAAACAATGTAAAGTTAAAAGAGTCTGCTCTAGAGAAGAACAAGATTCCCATCTATGCATACTGGGAAGATAGAAAGAAGAATGATTACATGAAGGATGGTATTCGTCACCTTCATGGTGTTGCAATCTTTAAGTATATTGGTGTAGAAGATAAATGGGAGGACTTCCGTTCTCATGTAAATGATGTTAAAATTATTATCAGGGACGAACTGAAGAAAAAATTTGATGAATACTATGAATCCACTGTCATCCCTTCTGTATGAAGATATTGATTGTCGTAATGCTAAAGTAACTGACTTTGAAGTTAAACCAACAACCATTCAGTACGTCAGGGATTTTATTGAAAAGTGGCACTACTCTTCCAATGTAAATGGACTACGAATATCGCATGTTTTTGGTCTCTTTTATAATGGAGATCTGATTGGTGCAATGATTTACGGTCCGTTAGGTATGGCAAATACCTGGAAAAAGTATGGTGATTTTGAGAGTGATGTAGTCGAACTAAGAAGACTGTGTTGTATTGACAATACTCCAAAGTGTACTGAAAGTTATTTCATTGGAAAAACTTTACGTTGGTTGAAGAAAAATACAGACTATAAAGTTATCGTTTCTTATGCAGATGCACACTACAACCACACTGGAATCATATACCGTGCGACTAATTTTGAATATCACGGACTGACTTCTAAAGGAAGAGTCATTGATTTTGAAGGTAAGTTATATCATGATAAGTGTATTCGTACATATCATGTTGATACAAAGGGAGTAAAACGACTTAAACCTTTTGCACAAAGGGTCAAGGATGCTTTGGAAGATGGTCGTGCAAAATATGTGAATACTCCTGGAAAACATATTTACGTTTTTAGATTGAAAAAGAAATAATCGAGTTAAATTTGATCTAGATGGTGAATGTTTAGCATCTGTGGGTTAACCGAATAAAGTTAGACGGGATTCACCATCCGTCTTTTTTTGTCTTCTCTTATAATTAGTAGTGGATGCCGTAAGGGTCCACACAATCTAATCTCGCTTTAATAAGGAGAAGTACAAATGACTAACCTCGCACGTTACTACGCTGACGATCTTCCTGCGCTCTTTGAACGGATCACAAGGAATAGTATTGGGTTGGATGATTACTTTGAACGAATCTTCGATGTTCAACAAACTTCACCAAACTACCCTCCGTATAATCTGATTCAGTTAAATAATCATGAGTCACGATTACAAGTCGCATTAGCAGGGTTTAAGAAGGAGGAAGTACATGCGTTCACGGAGTATGGAAAACTTTTTGTCGAAGGGGAAAAGGCAGACACCGAACCCGAATCGACGTTTATCCACAAGGGTCTGGCTCAAAGAAGTTTTAAACGAGCATGGACTTTATCCGACGACACCATCGTCAAAGATGTCACCTTCGAAGACGGACTCCTCTCAATCACACTTGGAAGAGTAGTTCCCGAGCACCATCAACGAAAGGACTATCTCTAAATAGAACTGAATATCGTCGGCGCAGACGAGGAGGTAACTGGCACAATCCAGTTGACACCTCCTTTTTTTATTGGTATAATGATTGAGGATTAAAGTATCGTATGTCTGTAAAACTTGTTTTGCTCAAGTCTGGTGAGCAAGTAATTTCTGATCTAAAAGAACTTGTCGCAGAAGATAAGATTTATGGATTCTTGTTTGAAAATCCTTTGGTGGTAACCACCAATGCTGGTAGTATCTATTTGGCAGAGGAAGGTCTTCAAACACCAGATAAATTGGATGTGCGTTTAGAATCTTGGATCACTTTGAGTGCAGACAAGAAGATGGTAGTACCGAAAGATTGGATTGTTACCTACGTTAATCCAGTCAAAGATCTTTTAGAAATGTACGAGGAATGCACTAATGGAAACGATGCCGATCAAGTGTCTTTTACTGAAGAATAATACCCTGCTGATCTCTCAAATTGAAGAGGTCATGGGTCAAATTGGTGAACCCGACTGCAGGTTGGTTAAACCATATATTGTCAATAGATCTTCACTTGAGATCGAAGACTGGTTGGATTTTACCAACCAAAATGATATAATGATTAGATCAGATGACGTTCTCACTTTCGTTGATCCGAAGGGTGAACTGCTTGACAAGTATTTGAAATCGATTGAATGAAGTTCTACACTAATGTTCAAATGGTCGGGGATCGGTTCCTTGTCCGAGGCTATGAAGATGGAAAGCACTTCATGGTTCGGGAAGAATACCACCCGACCCTTTTTGTTCCTTCTAAAAAGAAAACCAAATACAAAACTCTTGAGGGTGAGTATGTTCAGGCAGTCCAACCTGGAACGGTTCGTGACTGCAGGGAGTTTTTTAAGCAATATGATAAGGTAGATGGTTTTGAGATCTACGGTAATGAAAGGTATATCTACCAGTACATTGCCGATATGTATCCAGAAGAAGAGATCAAGTTTGACATTAGTAAGATTCGTCTGCTGACTATTGATATTGAGACCCGTTCTGAGAATGGATTCCCTGATGTAGAATCGGCAGACCAGGAGATCCTTCTTATCACTATTCAGGACTACACCACCAAAGAGATCATCACTTGGGGTGTGGGTCCGTTCAAGTTGAAGCAGGGTAACCATTACTATAAGCAGTTCAACAACGAGTATGACATGCTCTCTGACTTCAGTCAGTGGTGGGAAGAGAACATGCCAGATGTTGTGACTGGGTGGAATATCCAACTGTTCGATATTCCATACCTGGTTGGACGTATTGATAGGGTTCTGGGTGAGAAGAGGTGCCGTAGGTTCTCGCCATGGGGTCTGGTGAGTGAAAAGGAACTGTATATCAAGGGTAAGAAGTACAAGACCTTTGATGTGGGTGGTATCACTCAACTGGATTATCTTGAGTTGTATCGTAAGTTTACCTACACTAACCAAGAGTCCTATCGTCTGGATCACATTGCTTTTGTTGAATTGGGTCAGAAGAAACTCGATCACTCTGAGTTTGACACCTTCCAAGACTTCTATACGAATGGTTGGCAGAAGTTTGTAGAGTACAACATCGTTGACGTAGAACTTGTTGACCGTCTGGAAGACAAGATGAAATTGATTGAACTTGCTATCACTATGGCATACGATGCCAAAGTGAACTATAATGACGTGTTCTATCAGGTACGGATGTGGGATACCATCATCTACAATTACCTGAAGAAGAATAACATTGTTATTCCTGCAAAGAAAGATTCGTCTAAGAGTGACAAGTATGCTGGTGCGTATGTTAAGGAACCGAATCCTGGGCTATATGATTGGGTGGTTAGTTTTGACCTTAATAGCCTTTACCCCCATCTTATTATGCAATACAACATCTCCCCAGAAACCCTCCTTGATGAAAGGCATCCCACTGCATCTGTGGAAAAGATCTTGAACCAGGAGATCAATTTTGAAATGCATAAGGACTATGCGGTTTGTGCCAATGGTGCCATGTACCGCAAAGATGTGCGTGGATTTCTACCAGAACTGATGGATAAGATGTATGGGGAACGTGTCATCTTCAAGAAACGAATGCTCAAGGCAAAGCAGGAGTACGAGAAGACTCCTACTGATGCACTTAAAAAGGAGATCGCCAGATGTAACAACATTCAAATGGCGAAGAAGATTGCTCTTAACTCTGCTTATGGTGCTATTGGTAATCAGTACTTCCGTTATTACAAATTAGCAAACGCAGAGGCAATCACCTTGTCTGGTCAGGTTTCTATCCGCTGGATTGAGAACAAGATGAATGCCTATCTCAATAAGATTCTAAAGACAAACGAGGTGGATTATGTCATTGCTTCAGATACTGATTCTATTTACCTTAATATGGGTGATTTTGTTAACAGTGTATTCGGAGGACGAGAGGACGATACTGATCGCATTGTGTCTTTCCTTGATAAAGTTTGCAGTTCGAACTTTGAGAAGTATATTGAGAGTTCTTACCAAGAACTGGCGACCTATGTGAATGCATATGATCAGAAGATGCAGATGAAACGTGAGAACATTGCCGAACGTGGAATCTGGACTGCCAAGAAACGATACATTCTCAATGTATGGGACAGTGAAGGTGTCAGATATTCTGAACCAAAACTTAAGATTATGGGTATTGAGGCAGTTAAGTCATCGACACCATCAGCTTGCCGTGATATGATTAAGGGTGCCTTAAAGTTGATGATGACTGGCACCGAAGATGATGTCATTGAGTACATTGACAACTGTCGGAGCAAGTTTAAAAGTCTTCCACCAGAGGATGTATCGTTCCCAAGAACAGCATCTGATGTGCAGAAGTATAAGAGTAGTAATAGCATCTATGTGAAGGGAACCCCTATTCACGTTCGTGGTGCTCTT